CCATGTCAACCGATGCCCCCACCCTGCCCCCACAGTCAACACCCGCCGGGATTGGTGCCCACTGTGGCCCCCAAGGATGCCCCATTGACACACACATATACTGCCTATGGTTGTATTCAATCCAAACCACACAGAGGTTGACATTCCATCGCACAGATGTTATAATTCATACACACATGAAGCACCACATCCTTGGCATCATCACATTCACGCTGATCACACAGTGCAGCACTAACCCATTGAGTTCGAACTACCCAGATCAATTTCTCAAAACACATGGGGCACAGTACAGAATTGTGGGTGATAGGATATACACCACACCATAGCTCACCATCACACACACTGAGCGGTCACCATTCCACACCATTGCTCATCATCAGAGGGTGATTTCATATGGTTGAGGGGGGTTGAATCTGAATCAGACAGGGTGATCTTACCCTTAGAGACACCGTGCGAGGGCGGTTGACACAGGGTGGGGCAGTGGTTTTGACACTTTTAGAACCAAAACCTTTCAAACATAAATATGCCACTTCCGCACTGTGCCACAGAATACCACATAAATATTCTAGATGACAGCGCCTCAAATCAATTCAAACACCCCACAACTGCTGACCGAATCCATACATTTACACTGTGGTAACAACGTGGATGTGTTGCGATCTTACCCAGACTGTCACTTTGATGCTATTGTGACTGATCCGCCTTATGGCATTGAGTTTTTGGGCAAAGCATGGGACAATCACACAGGTGCCATGGAAACTTGGCAGCAGTGTTTAAGAGTGCTTAAACCAGGTGGTTATTTGTTGGCATTCAGTGCCGCACGCACCTATCACCATCTCGCCACCAACATTGAATCCACAGGTTTTGAAATCCGTGATCAATTGATGTGGATCTACAGCAGTGGATTCCCCAAAGCACAGGATGTGGGCAAGTCATTGGACAAAAGAGGCATCCGTAATCAATCACACGGGTGGAAGACTGCACTGAAACCAGGCCACGAACCCATTGTGATGGCACGCAAACCATTCAAAGGTTCTGCCATTGATAATGTGATTCAGCTGGGTGTGGGAGCATTGAACATAGATGCCACACGCATACCATTTGAGGATCAGGCAGATATGCGATCAGCACACGTGTTCACAGGCACTAGAACCACTGGCATGGCGAGTTATTGTGAACCCACAGGCACATTGGACCCAACCAAAACGACTGTGGTGCAGGGCAATGTGCTTGGTCGTTATCCTTCAAATGTGTTGGGTGAAATTGCAAATTATCAGAAGTATTTCTACTGCCCTAAGGTTTCACGCAGGGAACGACACGTGGGATTTGAACAATCTGGCAGCAATTTATTAAATCATTTACCCACTGAATCCAGTATGCTCGCTGCCATGGGCGGATATTATGTGGATGCAGCGGGCAATCGCACTGAAACTGCAGGTAAAAACATCTGGACACCTGAAACTGGCATGGTGTATGTGCACGGACTCACTAAAATTTATGAGGATTGGTGTCAAACGCATAACCAAACCACTCAGGTGGGCAACAATCATCCCACAGTGAAACCAGTGGCACTGATGCGATACTTGATACAACTGGTCACACCTGCCCGTAGTAAGGTACTGGATCCTTTCATGGGATCAGGTTCTACGGGTATGGCCGCACGTGAATTGGGGCACACCTTTGTGGGCATAGATTTGGATCCCCGCTATGTGGAAATTGCTCACAAGAGAATAATGGGTTGGGTCAAACCCAAAGATCACACTATCAAAACCGTCAATGACTCCAAATCCACTGACCTATGGGACGATCTGTTTGAATAGATCCTATTTCACACACTAATTGAGTGATCCAGATAAATAATTGTGCGTGATGGTGCCATTCAACTATTGCCATAGCTTGTTTCCTATCACTGTCACGCAACCGGTCTTCCTATGTATCTCAACGCCAATATACCTCTGATAGAATGCTATGTGAGGGGCAACTATCTGCGTGATCAACAGGATTCACATGATCAGTATTTCTGGTGTGTGGTGTTTGGTGTGCAGAGTGTGCCCAAGCAGGTGCCCTTGTTCCATTTCATGCAAGATGATGGGGCAGTTTTTTGGCGAGCACCTATCAGTGCATTCTGTCAATCAGAAGGGGTAAAAGAGCAACCCTTGGGCGATCTGGTGCTGTGGGATTCATTTTCATACAATATTTCAGTCACAACCTTTCATCAGTTGGCAGGTGCTCGTGTGCAATACACACAACGCAACAAACAGCAGCAAACAGGCAGATATCTATTCACATTGGATTGGTCAGAAGGTGACTTCAATGAGTTGCACTATGGTTATGCCAACCGACCAGACCAGCACAAATGCGGTCACGTGCTGGCATTGGACAACGGCAACTATGCCATTCAACCCAACAATCGCACAAGATTCTTTGATTCAAATATGGGAGTGGATTGGAGCAAACCACCCGTGATCAACCGATTGGTCAACACTCACACCTGGAGTGTGGAGGACGAACCCCGCTGGACCACCACGGAAACGGAAGTGGGTCAGTATGCATATGAATACCGTGACACCCAAGCAAAACAATAATTTTCATCAGCAGTTTCCTGGCGCAGGCCTAGGCAAAGCATGGCCATGCATGCTGCCTTGGATCTCGGCGCTGCCACCACGCACACGCATATTGGATTGGGGTGCAGGTGCGGGCGGCACCGCTGCATGGTTGAGAGACTACACCAGCTTACACATAGATTGTTATGATCCATCACACCCCGCACATCAAACACTGCCGCAATCTCAAATGTATTTGGGCATCTACACATCAGATGTGTGGGAACACATACCTCTTGAGGATATTGCCACTCATTGGCAAGAGATAGATGGATACAGTCGCAGAGACAGACCCACACGCCACTGTCACATCATAGACTGCACACCTGCCAAAAAAACGCTCAGCACAGGTGAAAATGCTCATGTGACACTGCTGAAACCACACGAATGGCAGGAGCTGTTTCAGGGTTGGTTGGATGTGCAATGCACACAGACCTTGAGAGAACCTGATGAAAATTTTGGAGTGAGAGTGAGAGTGATGCTGCAGGGAGTGCGACGTTGGCACCGGGAGAAATCCAATGGGCATAGGTGATGATCTCATGTGGTTGGCCCATGCTCGTGCAGAATATCAGCGCACTGGTCGAAAAGTGAGACCCACACACCTGGGCAGCACCCACGCATTTGGCCGTAGATTGTGGTTGCGAGAGGCCTATCAGAATGTGCCCTACATAGATCCCAAACAGGGTGTGAATTTGGAAGAAAAACCCATGGGCAAAAGGCCCTATCAGTATGACCCCACATATCGACCTCAACCAGCAGAAATCGTTTTATCAGAAACCGAAACACAATGGGTGCGAGACAATATGCCCAGGGGTCCTTGGGTGATCATCAATCCTGATGCCAAACTGGGTGGCATACATCATGTGAACAAGCATTGGCACACACCCTATTGGCAAGAGTTGGCACTGCTGCTGTCACTGCAGGGCATTGTGACAGTGAGATTGCAACCGCCTGCTCAGCACAACACATTCCATCCTGCTGTGAACATTGTGACAGATTCCATCAGAAAGGTCATGGCAGTGATCCGTCATGCTGCTTGGGTGATCACCACAGATGGCGCCCAGCATCACATTGCCGCTGCTTGGCACACTCCTTGCACAGTGATTTGGGGCACCTGCACTTCACCACACGCCACTGATACTCGTGGAGCATTGGGTTATGATGGACAGAAGAATTTGATTGCGCTGGATCCGCGCACACCCTGCTACACTGAAAAAACGGAGTGTGCTCACTGCGCACAATTGAAAACTGCCATCACACCACAACAGGTAATTGACACCTTGGACATCCAAAAAATTCGACGTCATGAGTGGTAGATTTTACAGATTGACTGAGGCACAGAGTCAGCAGTGGATCTCTTGCTATCCGCAGCTGGCACCCTACTATGATCATAAAGAATATGATTGGGAGGACGATACAGAGGGTGATGAGATCTATCTGATACCTGAACATAAAGAGTTGATATTGCACATAGCACTGAGTGAGTTTCACACCACAGACTATTCTGAAGATAGACCCAGAGAAGGATATTGGCACTGCAGATCCTGTGCAAGATATGCTCTGCCAGAATCCCAGCGCAACGGCGACTATTGTGTGGATTGTGTGATCAAAAATTTTACTCTTAAGCGTGTGTGAGCAGTATGCCAGTGGAGGAACTCACACTGCGTATTTATTATCTCCAGCGAGTTTTTTTGGTTTGCAACTGATAGTGTGCCACCTGATCCCAAATGATCTGTGCTGTGTGATCTGACAACCATTTGATGTGGGCACCATGTGTGCGACATCTCAAGTCCCAACGATTTTGCGGGTTGTAGGTTCTTTCCAGCAGTATCATTTCACAATCGGAGTGATCCAGAATTTTTTTACTCATGTATTGATTATACAATCACTGTGACCCCGATGTCAAGTGAGATTATTCTGAGCGATCACATTGAATACGAGCTCACGCTCGTATTACTCACTTCTTTACAAGAAGTTCGTGTTTTCTTTCTCCCTCCTCCCTCGCCCTTGAAACAAGAGAACTTTTAGCACCGTAATGCTCGAATTCTCTGCAGAGACTCACAACATCAATCTATTATGGTAGAGGGTTTGCATATCCTACCAACCTGTCAAGGAAGACCACTTCCATTCACACACCGGCAGGTGAGTTGCCATTTGGGTGTGCAAACCAGAACGACAAAAGTTTCCAAAATCGTTCTGCATCACTGCCCATTTGTTTCAACAGTCCTGGCCCAACTGTGTCGCGTCACAACCATAGCTGATCAATTAGAGGGTGATCTAAACTCTTTGTGTGTTTGGTTGTCAGAATGTATGATTTGCCTACTATTGCCTACTGTGTATATATGTGAATGTGATCAATGCTGTGTGATTTGTGAACAGCAATGTTCTTCTACCTTGGTATAACCCACTGCTGTTCAGCATCATATGACTTGTTGATCCAAAACAAATCAATTACACACTATAAGATTTTTTGATTGTGAGCAACGGGTAGGTTTGCCAAAAAAGAGGGCATCAGGGAGACGTGTGACAGCTTATCCTACTAACCAAGATGCCCCACGATATTTATGGTGATTGTTTATTCGACTGCTGTGTCTGGTTTCATGATGCGACCGATCACATAACCGCACACAGCACAATTCATCACATAGGCCCAATCGTCTGTGAGCAGATTCATGTAACGATCATTGGGTTTGATCATTCTAAATCTGTATTCGGTGTTGTCGCAATTGGCACAGCAGGGCCATTCGTGTGCCTGCTGCAGAGTGATGATGTCTGGCAGGTATTTGCTTTTTAAACCACGACGTTTGATGCCACCTCGGCGGCGTGTCCTCTCACAGAATTTTTTGATGGGCATTGGATTATGTGGCAGATATTGCAGTGGTGATAGCAATGCGTTTCCACACAGGAGTGCCACCTGCTGACGAATCTTCGATCACTGCCACAGCAAGACATTCAGCACCTGTGTCACCATCTGAACAGAATGCCACATCTCCTTGCACAATGTCAGTGCGTGCATTCAGTTGTGCCACTGTTTGTGGTTTGAGATTCAATATTTCTTCCAATTTCACTTTGCCTGTGGCAGGATCCAGTGTGAGTGCTGTGCTGCTGCTGCTGTTGATTTCGTCTGGCAAGTAAGTGGCATCAATTTTGGTGCTGCTGTTGAGCGGTGTCACACCCAAACTTTGACCTCTGCCGTTGATCACAATGATCAGTTCATCCAGTGCTGCTTTGATGTCCACACGTGCTGCTGCAGGTGAATCTGTGTCCGAATCCAAATTAGTAGTGATAACGTTTGCTGCTGTGGCCCAGGCCATATTTTACTCCTTCTGTTTGATATTTATGGCGCTTGATACACAAGTGCCGTGTTGTGATAATTTTGCCCTAAAAAAAGGCGATTTTACAGCTTTAAACCACATATTAATCAGTATCTTGAACATAGTCCGCTGACACATATCCTGTGCTCACATAGGCAGGATTAATTTCGGTTTGCACTCGACCCAAGGAGGTTTGTTTGGTAGCGCCCAGCATTACACATATCCTTTGTTGATGCTGGCAAAATAGGTGCCCGCAATGTAACTGATGGTCATGATGTCAATGGCATTTGCACCAGTGCTGAGTGTGCTGACACCACCTGCAAACAGCATGCGGTTGGCCGAGTCCAATCCTTCTGTAAATGTTCTATTGCCTGTGCCATCCTGTGTGATCAGCAAGGTCACAGTCTGACCTTCCCGTGCATCCACAAATCCTGTGAATGTGACATTGCCGGTCAATCTCATGCGCTGAGTGTTGCCATTGGCCACAGTGATGGAGAATGATCCTGTGACATTGCCTTGATTGTACACAGTTTCTGCATAGTCTTTGAATTCCACCTGACGCAGAATTTTGTCACTGCACACAATGGCACCAGTGCCATGTGGCACAATGCGGATGTTATTGTTGTTGCCTGATTCCAAAAGTATGTAACCTACACTGGTGCCAGATGTGCCTCCCACAGTGTTGCTGCCTGTGGTTTGCAAACACAAATCATGATTTAAATCTCCACCCGCGCTGTCTGGATTAGAAGTGTTTCCTGTGGTAATAAAAACAGGATCATCACTACTCATTTTGCGCAACACAAACAAACCGTTTGTGGTATAAAGATCCAGTTGTTCCACACTCAAACTGGTATATTGATATGCAGCACCCACAGTGCTTAAAATATCGTTGCCATTTAGATTTAAATTTGCACTCAAAGATGGTGACGTGTCATCAGATATATCAATTGTGCTCCAAGTAGATTGATTGCTGGCAGTAAGTTTAAGATATTGTCCAACAGTTCCAGAATTAGGCCATTTAACACCACGTATAGATATAGAACCAGTGCCTGAAGTTTGAATTGCAACGTCTCTTGTAAATGAATTATCAAATGTTATGCTGCCACCAGCAGCATGTGATAAAGTAAACAGAGCACCTGCTTCTCCCAATTCTACTTCATCGGTTTTTAATTGCACATTACCTGCGCCATTGGGTTCCAACACAATATGACCATTGGTCACATTGTTCACAATCTTAAAATTATTCACATCCAAATCTTCACCAAGAGGATTGATGGTCAAATCATAAACTTCCACAGAACCATGTGCCAAATTCATTCGGGCATAGTAATTGGTGCCGTCATAAAAAATATCTGCTGTGTCCACAGCGCCGTTGATCTGTGTGAGACTTTCCAAACCATTCTCCCACAGCATGTTGCTGGTGAGATCAAATGTGCTGCCTGCTGCTGGTTGTTGAAATATCATGGTGAGACGCTGACCTGCCACAGGATTGGCAAAAGCATTCATGGTGATGTTGCCTGTGAGTGTGATGCGCTGTATTTCTCCATTGGCCACATCTGGTGTGATGGTGCCTGTGGTGGATCCACCAGTGAACACATTGCTGGCCATGGTGTTCACAGCATCTGACATTTTCTTTAATTCAGGTCTGCTGGCAGCTACTGAATCTGCATCTGCATCAAATGCAGCACTGTTGGGTAATGTGCTAGGCCAAGTCATGTTATATCTCCCTTATGTTGCCGTTAATATCACTGCTGACCAGCGGCAAGTATTGTGCCTGCACATCCAATCTGCAGTCTATTCTACGTCTTTTGCCATAACTGTCAGCATCATATATATTCAACACCACAGGTGTGCTGCTCTTGTCCACCAGCACTATGGGCACTTCTGAATCCTGTGCTGAATCCCCCAAATTTTGAGTGTGTGCTTGTGTGAGTATGTTTTTGATCTTGCCCACATTAATGTCAAATGTTAGATTGCGCAGTCCTACTGACCCTGTCAGTGTGCTGGTGTCGATGTCTGCTCTGCTAATCGTTTCTGCACGATTGTTGAAACGCAAATTTACAGATTCAATAACGGGTGCTGCTTCACCTGCACTGTCTTGTGTAAGAGTGATATCCACTTCAAAATATCTGCCATACACAGAAGATACAGTAGCGGTGTTAGGGTAGATGGTGGTAGCGGTTGGAGACACAATTGCTCCTGCACTGTCCACAGCAGTGCCTGCACGAATCACTGTGATCACAGGAAGACTGGCCTGCACTTCAGTGAGCAAATTAAACCAATCCACTGTGCCTGTGTCCTGCACAATGGTGGTGTAGGTGAGTGTGCTGCTGGGTGTGCCCTGCCAACTGGTGAATGCACTCCATGTGGCATAACTGCTCCAAGTTTGAGTGCCCAAACTGTTGTAGCTGTTGCTGTATTTGTCGTAATATCCTGTGCCTGGCATCGTTAACCTCCTAAATTTTGACTGCCACCTGTAGCGGGCACATTAGGATTGGTGTCCACAATGTAATTGATATAACCTTCAATGCTGTAATCGGTGATAGGGGGACTTCCAGCAATACTGTAGGTGTAACCGGAAAAATTAATTGGTGCAAGACTTAAATCTCCACCAATTCTAAATTCTGTGTCTCCTAGGTATCTTATTTTGTATCTCATACCTTTGGCCAACACCATAAGTTCTTGTATGGGAGTGCCTTCAGGAAAATAATTAAAAGGCAAAGTTTTTTTTACTAATAATGTGTTGCCTTGGTACACATCAATAGTGAGGGTGTTTACCAATGTGGATATGGGTTGTCTAAATTGCAATGCTGTGGTTCGTGCTCCATAAAAAGGGTATCCTGCACTGGTGCCATCTCCATTTTTTACAAATGTAAATGTCCCTTGGGAATATTGACTCAACCAATCACTACCTGGACTTTTTCTTCGAAAAGTAGGATTCAAAGCAGTTTGTTCAAACAAACCGCCAGCATCGCCAAATTTTCTAATTACCCAACCCTGAATGTATCTAATAGGTGGCGGTGGTGGTGGTCCTGGTGGTGCGATTGGTGTGGGTGGCACAATGATAGGAGTGGGTGTGGGTGGTGGCGGATTTTCTGGTAAAAAAATTGGCGGTGGTATGTCTATCTGCGGCCCGGGCACATAGGGATAATTGGTGGCCACGTGTTCTGTGCAACTTAAAGAAATGGTGCCATCTATGTTCAATTTCATATTAATCACTCTGAATGTTTTGTTGCTCAGATTCAGCACAGAATCTGTGATACGAATGATATCACCTGGTATTACATCCATCAATTCTTGTGTGACAGTTAATTCAATACCAGATTGATTTCTACTTTTCTTATAGATACTTTCGGCCATAAATTTTGCAATGTAAGGACTGCTGATGGTGCCAAATGTGAATTCACCTGTGAGTTCTTCATCTTGATCCACGGTCAAATCTCCTGACACACGATGCACAGCTTGTTGCACAGTGAAGTCTATGTTGGGATCCACATAATTCACAATCACTTGATTGTATTTGGTACCTTTGGTTTCTCCTGTGAGTGTGATGCCTCCCACAATTTCTGATTTGTCCACATCATAAGCTATGTTAATGGTGGCACTGGTGATATCTGTGGCATTGCCACCATCTTCCACAATCAGTTTGTATCTGCCCTGCACATATGGCATCATGCCGCGACATCCGCCTACCAGCACTTTCACATTGTCAATTAATTTTTGTCTGGTGTCTATCACAGCACAACAGGTCATGGCCTGTCCAGTGGTGGTTGCAAAATAGGTCACTGTTTGATTAAATTTTGTTGCTGCCACTTTGAAACTGTCGGCATCAATTTCATCTCTGCTGATGCCGCAACCGTATCTAGGATTCATCATGTAGTCCAACAAACAATTGGCAGGATTGGTGCCTTCCACACCAGTGTAAGTCTTGGTAAGATTGGCATACACTGCGCTGAGTTGAGCGCCTGTGGTGTGAGTGGTCACATCATAAACTTTTCGGCCACACACATCAAATTGCACAGTGGGCACGCCACCTTGATAAGGATTAGCATCTGCTTCTGCTTGGTTGGTGATAGTGCGCCATTCAAAACGCATGGCCACATAGGCCACACCTGGCAATGTGCGTGATTTAATGGGCCAACTGGGTGTTTGATTCAGCAATGAACTTTGACTTTGATTTTCTGTGCCTGAGAACACCTGCAACTGACAACGTCCTGCATATTTGCCTTCGGTTACATCAATGATGGTGCCCACTGCATAAGTGCCTGCGGCAGGTTGTGGCAGTGCTTCATCATCTACTAATATTTTTTTTATGCCAGCAATTTCTCCTTCACACACCACATAGCACACATAAAGATAGGTGTTGTTGGTGCCATTGGTCTCCACAAATATCACTGTGCCTCCCACTCTTCTAAAACCATAGATTACAGGTATCTGTTCATTGGTGCCAGATTTGTTTAATAAAACTCCTTGCTCTTGCTCAGCACCGCCCACATCAGGTGCTCCCATGGGTTTAATATTGAATCCAAAAAAGTCTCCCACGAATGAAACCACTTTTTTAAAAACTCTCACAATAGGATTTACAATACGTCTTACAACACCACCCATTATTCTAAACCTTTCATATGAATGTAACCCACACAATCAGCACCTTTGCTGCGATAGAATGATTGTGCTCTGTCCAAAAATCTCACAGTGGGTTTGAATTCTGCTGTGTGAGCAATACACATTGCTTCCAACACCGTTGCTCCTGCTTGATAAAACCAATCTTCACAAGCATTCCATAATTGATCTGAAAGTGTTTTGCTGCGCACATTTGGCAGCACAAAAAACATTACAATGTTGCCAATAATAGTATCGTTGTATAATTTTTTACTCACTTGTGCCACAGCATAGGCCACAATTTGTTCTTCTTGTTCGCACACAAATATTTTAAAATTGGGATCAATCATTGCTTCTCTCAGTCTATCAAAACAAACTTTTTCATCCAATGGATCATGTGCTGCCAATTCAGCACTCTTACCATGCTCGTGAATCAACGGCATCAATCGGTTGATTTCTTTGGGTTGTAATACTCTGATGTCGTGTATCATTATACTCTACCCCATCTTATATCTTTGAGACTGACAGCACTGAATTCCATGCTGTTGTCCTGTGGGTGTTCCACTTGAAAATTGCCTAGATTGGTTCTGCGACCTGATCGTTTGTCAAAGTTGATAAACTGACTGCTGACCTGTAGAGTTATTTCTGCTGTGTTTAGATTGTTGTTCACACTGTAACCGCTGATTCTACCTCTAAATATAATGATTGCATTTTCACCTGCTGAATCACCTATCAACTGATTGGTTGTAAAATTTATGAATGCTCTGCGAATGGTTACCAATTGATTAATTTGAGCACTGGTGGCAAATGCAGTCACATAACTGGTGTCCAGCGCACTCAGTGTGATGGTGGCACTGACAATTTGCACATCAGCATTTTCTTCAGTTTCGCTGACTCCTAAAAAAACTCCTTGAGCAGTATAAGTGTTAGAATCGAAAGAAATATTGTAAGGAGCGTCAGTGTATCTAGTGGTGCTACCATTGGCCATGCCTATGTCTATTAACAGTATGCTGATAATGCTGTTGCCAGCAAGATAAACATTTTGATCTGTGGTAAGATTCCTCACCATTAGATAGTCTCCTGTACATCCACCCTGTATGCTACCAATCCATCATTGGTGTATTGATATTCTTGTAAATCGTTGGTGGCAAACATTTTAAAATACACATCTTTGTAGGTGATGGTGGCACCTGGAGAAGTTTGTGTCACAATGGGCGGTTCTATGGTGAATGTGTTTGCACCTGGATTAGCTGTGACATCTGCCACCACCATGTATACTTTGTCGTGACCAGCAAGTTGAATCACATTGCCTGCTTTGATTACAGAAGCTGGACCACTAATGTTGTTCACACTGATAGAAGTGGCACCCACTGTGGCCAAAGTGTTCAATTGCAGTGTGCTGGGTCCATCTGTGCCAATAAAATTGCTGATACCTGGTATCTGCACATAGAAATCATTGAGAGGTCCGCGTGCTTTGGCAAAGAATGCTTGTATGGGTCTGTATTGTGCTTGAGTGCCTGGCACGAATTGCAGTGTGCCTGCCCACAATGTGGTGGCATTGCTGACACGCACTGATCTGCCACTGGCAGTCTGTGTGATCTTGGTAATATTTCTCTGTTGAAAATTCACTGCTGTGAATCCTATGTCTGTGCTGGGATTAGTAGCTGATGCTCCGTTAAGATATCCAATGTTGGCCATTATTGTGTGACTCCTACTCTGCCGCGTTTGTTGGTTGCTTCATTAATTATGCCCACTATGGTGCTTCTGCGATTGATAAGAATTTCATCAAAACCGTCTGCATCCACTGTGCTGATGTTGAAGTTCACAGTGACACCTTGACTGATCTGATCATTGGGTGTGATTCTGCCTGATGAGCTGGGTGTGAACATCTCTGGTCCATCTTCTCCCACCAAGTATGATTGATTTTCACCCACCAATCCACCTTGACGTCTGGCACCTGTGTATTGTGTGCTTCTTATTTTAGACACTTGAGCTGCTATGGTTGCAGCAGTGACCGCTGCAAACACTGCTCCTAATATAGGTCCTCCCAATTGACTGCCTGTTCTGTAAGAACTGATGGTGGCATCTATACCATTGATAATGGCCATTGATATGGCCAGTGCTTTGGCAGCATTGAAAGCTGTTTTGTTGTATTTGCCTGCTTCATTCAACAATTCTAAACCTGTGCTGACTGCTAATTTAATTTTGTCTTGATCGCTTAACGCTTGAATTTTTAAAGCACTGGCATTGCCTGCAAGAATCTGTTTGACCATCTGATCAATACTGTTTTTATTTGCTTCTAATTTTTTACGATCATAATCTTCCTGCAGGATCTGCATATTTCTAAGATATGTTTCTTCATTAATAAGATTTGTATCTCTTGCTTTTTGTAGATCTTTTTGTTTTTGTTCTAATGCTTTTTGTTCTGCGCTGCCTTCTCCAAATGCTCCACCTGTTTCACTAATAATGCTTGGCAATGCACGTTCTGCTGCTTTAGCATCAATTTTATCTTGTAAAGTTTTTAATCTCAACAATTGTTCTGCGTTTAAAACTTCACCTTGACCCAAGGCCAATCTTGCTTCAGCAAGTAATTTGCCACGTTCATCCACTTCTACACTTTGCAGTTGTTTGCTGTAGAATTCTTCAAATTTTTTATATCTTTGTGTTTCTAATGCTGCTTTGGCCTGAGCTGCTTTGTCTTCATCATTAACGCGATTTAATTCTTTTTGTTTCTCAGCAACTAACTGTAAAGTTTCACCATAACCATTCATGGAGTCGTCAGCACTCATGAATCCGTCTGCTGCATCCACTGCACCTTCAGCAACACCTTTTAATTTTGGCATCAGCGCTGTGAGACCAGCTGCCAATGCACTCACAGCAACAATCACGCCTCTGATAATTGGACCACCAGGTATCAGTGATGCCATGAACGCATTCATTGCAGCAGTTATTGCTGACAATCTTGCCACAGTGACCAGTGCAAAGAAAGTTCCAAATCCCACTATTAACACACCTAAATTTTCGCTTGCTAAAATAATGGATTTACCCATCAGTGTGCTGGCACCTGTGGCCTTGTCCAATTCTCCAAAGAATTTGCTGGCATTGTTGCCTGCAATGGTCAATGCACTGTTTAATTTTAAATCTGTGGTCTGTGCTAATTTTTCAGCACTTTGTTCTGTGGCCTGCAATGCCAGTGTGAGTGCTTGCACAGGAATGCCAGTGTCTCTAGCAATTTTGGCCAATTCAGGAATACTTTTGCCTGTGGCCGCAGCAAGTCTTTCCACCACATTTCTGTTGGCATTTAATAATTGTGTAAAATCTCTGCCATCAATGCTGCCTTTCACAAATGCTTTGCTCAAATTGTCTGTGAGTGCGGCAGCGTCTTGTGTGGTGGTGTTGTTAATTTTTAAACTGTTGTTGATGGTTTTGATTAAGTTGTTAAACTCTTGACCGCTGAATCCTGCCTCTTGAGTGACCAATTGTAATGAACTGTACAAGCTGGCAGTTTCTGCCAATGATCTGCCATTCTGTGTGGCAATTTGAAACACTTCATTTTGCACTTTAGCAAAATCTTGAGATGCATTGGTGGCATTTTTTATTTTGTTGCTGAAATCTTGATAGGCGCCCACGGCCTGAAATATTTCTCTAGTTCCAAATGCAACTCCTGCAATTTTTGCTAAAGTTCCTAAACTTCGGCCGATTTTGTCTATGATAGGTGATGCTTTATCTCTACCTATTATATCAAGATATTCTGGTTGTGCCATCTATCGTCTCTTCTTTTTTACACCCATGGAGTCTGATCTTTTTTTCTCCAGATCATACTCCCATTTATAATAGGCGCTCCACGTGCTCAATTCTAGGACACTGAAGTTCATAACCTCTTCAATGCTTTTGCCCAATCTGTCTGCAATTCTGCAGATCAGGAGCAATTCAGTGTCCTCTAGGAGTTTTTTGAGATTGCCTCAACCGACTCCGGAGCAGCGTTAAGTGCGCCACACACTCTCAAGATCACATTAGGATCAACCTCATTCATAAATGTGAACTTGTCAAATTTATTGAACATGGGTTTGCCTTCTGGATCCAATGCTTTGGCAATGATGGTTTCCACCAATGCTTCCACAGTTTTGCCTTCCTGTTGCAACTGAATGATTCTGCTCTCCACTGCAAAAGGATAAGCGGTTTTGTAATAGATATCTGTCTTCCACTCAGGCACAGTTATCTTTTTCAATCCGCCTGCTAATCTTTCTTTAAAATGCCCTTTGGCATTCTCTAATATACTCATTTTTTAATCCTCCTTAAGGTTTGTCTAATGGCAGGTTGTATCATGCCATTAGGTGCTTGTTTACTGTGTCCTTCTTCAAGAACATTGATATATGGCACACGATTGTTCACGTGCCACACTCGGTCTTTGCGGTATAGGTTCCAACCGCGTCTTGCTTTGCCTTTGTCTATGGGTGTGGCCCTTTTGACCTCTTCATAGAATGTTTGGGCAAACAGATCCATTCGTTCTTTTTGTTTTTTTTTCAAATTACGAATACTGTTTTTTGATGTTAGTTGAACACTTAACATATTCTGTTTGCCCCTGTGCCTTATGATATTGTGCCTGCTGTTAATCCGCCAGTGCCTTGGAAGTTCACTGTGGCAGTGATCAAGTCATCATAACTTGCTGTTCTTGATACTGATGTCACAATCACTTGTCCTGAAAACTTTTGACTGCCTGATGCTGTGCTGGTGATAAAGTCCACAAACAAATCGTCATTGCTTTCTGGTGAAAATGCTTTGGTAGCTGCTGTATGACCTGTGTCATAGATTACTTCCATAGATCCTGTGAAATCCAATAGTCCGTTAAGATATGTTCTGCTGGTGTCTCCCATTGCAGTGTTCTCGATCACTTCTTTGGTGTGTTCCACTGTCCATGATCTCACTTCTGCTATGGCAGTTTCTGCGCCTGCTGAATCGTTGCCGATTTTTACTTGGCCCAGTTGTCCTGTTAATGTTGCCATGTTATTACTCCTTTTTTTTAATGTTGTTGTTGTTTACTTGACGCTGTTCTACATTGCGCCAATCCTTGATCAGTGTGCCTGTGGCCTGCAATTGCAATCGCGGGCGTGAGGGCACTGAATTTTTTTCTTTTGGTTGGGAAAAAAATATCTTCATATGTTACACTGCACTGATGGTGAATGAGTATTGCACTTCTGCAATCATCAAAAACTCACCCAACGGTGGAGTCCTTTCTATAATTTCTACTGAACGCACCAGTGTGGTTGCTGCTCTGGTTGCTCCCAATTCTCTGTTTCTTTGAGTGTTGAGAGTCTCTTCTATGCGTTCTATCATCTCATTGCGTTTTTGATCCACGGTCTGTATTTGCCCTACTCTGCCGTCGGATCTCACAAAACCTCTGATATTCACTTCTATCACACCACGTCTTGCTCCGCCCATGCTGATATCCGTGCGTGTTTCATTGCCAGTGGTGATCAGCAGTGCTGGAAACTGTGTGATGGCCAATTTGTTCACGTCAAATGGTTCGCGTGTGATGAATGCGGGTCTGGGTGGTGTCATGTCTGACAAAACCTGTATGATATTGACTGTGATGTCTTCTCTGTTGCTCATCCCTTACCTTTTGAGGCGTAGGAATGATTCAGGTTGTTTTTCGGAATCTGTCACGGTGCCCGAACTGTCCAAATCATACTCTACTCCGTCTCTCAACACAAGATCAAATTCTCTCTCGTACTCTTTGCGATAGAATTCCATTTTGCGTTCAAATAAATCCAGATCTGGTTCAAATTTTGCCAGTTTGGGATAGATGTGAAAACCCAATGCCTGATACACAGTGGCACGTGTGAATTGTGCAGTGTTGTATAGGTCTTCGTCGGGTTCTTGCTGTCCAGTGCCCAAAACCTTCACATCAAATAGGCCTATTTGTTGTGTGGGCCACCATCTGATGCGCAGATCTCTCAATACGTCTGATTGTGCTTTGGATAATTCAGCTGTGAAGTCAGCTATGCCATAATTTAAAATGTCAGGTTCGTATTCCTTGACATGGTCTATAGTCGCGAGGGTTATCCCCATAAAGGTACTTCCTTGTGTAGGGTTACAGGTACTGCCTGTGAACCGTTTGTGAATGTTATTTATCTATCTGACATTTTATAAACAAGAAAGGGCCCTTGCAGGCCCTCTCTCATTGTGTTCAGTGACTAATTAGTTGGTCACTGCTGCGTCAGCAATCAATCTAACTCCGTAAGAGTCGATCAATTCTGATACACCGTACGCCATAGAACCCACATATTCTGTAGATCTTAAAGCATTTTGTTACCGTCAATTCATTTAAAATTGACTTCTGTATGTTACCATACAGGTCGGACTATATCATCTACGCAGTTGCGTAGTTCGGCGCTCGTGTTCCTATTATTGTTTCCTCAAGGATTAGTCTCTGAACTTTTTTCAACCCTGATTGGATTTCTCCAACTACGTTTGAAATTAAGCTGCTGATTGCCCTAAAAGGGAGTTCCAGCAATTCACCGAATTTTTTAGATGCGCCTTTGCGTACGATTCTTAACGCATCTCTTTGCTCTTCTATTCTCATAGAACGTTTCAACACATAAGCAAGTGCTTGTGAGCTCATTACTGCTCCCACAAATGCACCAGCTGAAGTGCCTGACACCACAGTGGATTCAAATATGCTGATTCCATTGATGGTAGAAATGAACCCAGATCTTAACGCTTCATTGCCCACATCTGATAGATTGTGGTTAATCACGTTGTTGCCTGCGTTGGTCAATACCTTACGTAATTGATACGCTTGGTAGGGGTGAATCACAGCAACATATGGTCCAGGAGCTTGTGCATTTCTTAATAGTGCACCTGCTTTGAAGAACAAGTCTGCTGTTAATTCATTGTTGCCTGATCCCACTGTTTGTGAGAAACCAGTGAACAAATTTGCCAAATCAGTGTCAACTTTTTTGGCCATTGCATCACCCAATTGTCTGCCGATAGCAACCGCAACATCTTGTGCTGCTGATTCTCTGCCTAGGTCAGTCAATTTGATCATGGCACCGATTTCAGAACAAGTCACGTCAACTTTTGTGGTGTTGAACGCTGTGTTCGAAGGGATATCAGTGCCATCAGTCAATGGTATTGCAGAAACCGCTGGGAAGATTGGTATCTGTGCTGTTAATCCTGGTGTGCCGCTTAAATCATAATTGGCCACAAGGGGTCTTATTACTGTTTGTTCAGACAGCGTGTAGATTGCTGACTGCACAATATTTGCGTACAATTCCGATAGAATCGTCGCTGTTGCTTCATCTGCCATTTTAACTCCTTAAGTTAAATGCGAACGCCCTTGCTTTTGAGAATTTGTTTGTATTGTTCTCGGTCGGCAGGGTTGTTCATGTTTAGTTTGGTTATGTCTGTTTCAACCACCGACGTCTGTTTGCCCACCGCATTGCCAGTGCCAGAACCTTGTGGTCCAGCTGCTCGGAAATGTGGATTGGCATCCAGAAATTCTGACACAAGCTGTGACACTTTGATAGGGTTGCCCCTGTCGTCATATCGCACCTTGCCTTGACTGTCGAGAACGTCCACTGCACCTGCTTCGTTCAGCTTGATCTGATCTTTGAGCAATCTCACCACTTGTTGTGGATTGATTGCTTTGTTTTCAGACGCTGCCGACAGCAATGTGCCATCAACTTTGATAGTGGTAAGTTCTGATTCGTATTGTCGGATCTTGTTGGAAAACTTATCCGCTTGTTCCTTCAACAGTTTTTCAAACTCGCCTCGCTTTTGTAATTCAGCTTGACGTTTTTGTTCAGCTTCTTCCACCAGTTGTTTGTAGTGATCTGGATCTATGTTTCCGAATTTCTTCTCGAACTTGGATCTTTCTCTTTCTACACGTTCTGCCACAATCTTGTTGACTTCTTCTTGTGTCAACATTTTAGAATTTGTGTCTGGGTTGTCCGCCTGTTGTTGCACCTTGGTAGGTTCAGATTGAACAGTTTTCTGAGAGTCTTTTACCGCGTTTTCTGCGTTCATTGTGTTACCTCTTGGTTTGAGTTGAGTCTACTCCCTGCTTGTGCAGTGATGTGCTTATTTAGCACAAATGGTATCTGTGATGGGTGTTTTGGGATATTTCAATTCTATTTTGGTTTGTTCTGCTCTGCGATTGTAGTAGCAACCTACACACACAAACCCTTGGGCAGTTTCGTGCCAGTGCAAAGTGTGATTGGGCAATGCACAACGTGCACAAATGTCTATCATGATTTTTTGTGTCTGTTGGCAAATGCTCTTGCTGCTGCCTTGCTGCTGAAACCCCATCTTTGCAATGCCAATTTCAATCTGCTGGGTTTGCTGCGTGTGCCCATGCCGCCTCTCATGCCACCAAATCTTGCTGCAAAACTGATTCTGCGTGGTGATGTGCCTTTGCGCAATGGAGTGCGTAAATTGCTGCCTGTGGTGCGTTTGAAATAATTTCTGCCTCGCTGATTGAGACCACCTCGAGGATTTTGATATATTTTTTTAACCATTTAACGCCAAAATTTCACAATGCTGATGATGGTGCCTATGATACCACCCAGCACAATCAACAGCATGATGGCGCCTTTGCCTTTGCTCATGTCCACACGCAGATCTTTGATCTCCACACGCATGTCTTTGAGTTCCGATTTGATTTCGTCTATGGTCTTGATTAAAGTTTTCATGCGTTCTGCACAAACTTTTTCGTGAGTACTGATTCTGTCAATTTTTTTAAGGTAGGCCATCTTTAACTGATAGTTTCGTCTTCAGAATCAGATTCTGTGCTGTTGTCAGCAATAGGTGCAGATAGTTCAGCAATTTCTTCTGTGGATTCTTCTGCTTCTGGCAATTCCAATGCATCTTCATAGGGTTCGCCCTTGATAACTTCGTAGATCATGCGGTCAATTTCTGCTTTGATTGCAGGATTTTCGATGTTGCTGTCTTTGGCCATCTTCAGCATGGCAATATCATTGTTCTTGTCCTGCACTGAGAATGTTCTGCTGTATTCAATTTCTCCATCCCACACTTTGCCTTGATAGCGAGCAAACAATCTCCAAATTTGTTCTTCTGCAAATTCCAAATTCATTGCAAGATCAGAAAGTTTAGCATTCAACAATTGAAATTCAGTTTGCAATCCTATGCCGCTCATTCTGCGAGACTCAATGCTTCTAATACCGCCTAGTGATGCCATTCTGTCAATGCTGTCCACTTTTTTCTGTATGGCATTTAACACACTCTCTATGCTGCTGCCGTTGGGTTGTAGCAAATAAGGTTTTAGATTGGGATCCATGCCTTGTGGCATTTGGATAATGGCACCAGCACCTGCTGCTGCTTCCACATCTGCAGTTTTGACCAGTGATGGGTGATTGGTCAATCGTATGATTTGTTCAATCTCTGATGAAAATTCAAATATTTCTTTTTGCACGTCTGCGATATCTCCCACAGCACTCACACCAATACCTCTGATGTTGCTGCGCTGGTTATACACACACACTGCAGGTATTTGCCCCAATTGATTCTGTATACTGTATTCATACTTGCCTTTGCGATCATCGCCGGTTATTTTGTACACACTGATTTCTGTGGGAGTGTATTCTCTCACATATTGAGTGCGATTAACCACTTCTTCTTTGACTTTGAGATAGGTCAATTGATAGTAACCATTGGGTTGACGTTCATACTTCCAATCCAGCACATTTTCTGGCGTGAACAAACTGAGATATGGACGTATGCCTTGATTCAATTCATCTGCTCTTGTGTAGGCCTCTGTGGTGGGTTTGTCCACAATCACCCACACATTGCCATACACCATGGCGTGAGCACTGACATCTCTCATGAACGCTGTGAAGTTTCTGCCATCCAAATCTGTGTCTTCTAAAAAATAAGGCAGTTGCGGATCAGTTTCAATGCTGCCGTAGTTTCTCTTGACTTCTTTTCTCAATAGGAAACTGTTGTATATATTCACTACACTTTTCACATGATTGTCCAATCCAATCTGTCTCAATCTTTTTTCGTAATCTGATCTACTCTCGTAATTGTAGGGTTCTAGATATTTGCCCAAAAAATACTCATACCCGCCCACATACGAATCACTGAGAAACATCCATCTGTTGAGATATCTTTTGAACGCAGGGTGTGATGCCAAAATGTAATCCACACTGAGATTCTCGTTGTTGCCTTTGATTATTCTGTCTCTGATTATGGCCATTATTGTGATCTCCCTGTTGATGTGGTGCCACCAAATGCCCAACGCATGGGTTGATTGGTGTTAATTTCTGGTTTGATTGGATATATGAAATCTGTGAGATAACCCACAGCATCTGCCATGTGATCATGTTCGCCATCCTTGTGAATCACTGATGTGCCTTCTTTGTATGTGAGTCTTTCTAAACTTTTGATAATTTGACGACACTTGGGATCAATGAACATGCTGCGTATTCCTTTGGCGTTCTTTAATTTACTATTTACAGAATTTACTCGGTCTCTCACTGGAGTGTGAACGTGACGCACATTCACTTGAAATCCTGCATTTCTCAAAATGCTGTGATCCGATCTTCCACCTGATGCGGTGTGTTTGGCCTTGCCGGCAGGATCTGGATACATGATGATTCTTGCAGTGGGATAACGTCTTTTTAATTCATCGCACACATCATCTGTGTTGCTGCCTTTCATTACCAATTCATCTATGAATAAAATATTGTGATTTTGAATCACAGCGATTGCCACACTCAATGGATCCACGTTGAAGTCAATGCCACAATGTATTTCTGGTGTGTGACTCACATCAATTTTTTTGATGGTTTCTTCTCTGCTGAAATTGTAATACACCATGCCTGAATAGGTGTTGAATGTGGCGTGATACTCTTGTTCAAATGTTTTGAGATCCAAATCTCTGCGTGCTTGTTCAATTTCATCCAAACTCACATTGCCACCTTCTGCTGTGGTGAATTTGAAACTGGCCCAATCTTTGGTGCTCTGTGCCATGGTGTACATTTCATAACTGAATGAACCCACACCTCTGGGTGTGCCTGTGAACAGTGCTTTGCCTTGTTTGTCAGACAGTGTGGGTCTCAGCACTTCTGTCCACACAGTGGGATCCATGTCTTGAAACTCATCTAAGGCCACAAAATCATAACCTGCGCCCCTCAATGAATCTTTGTTTTCAGCACCTTTCAAATAGATTTTAGATCCTGATTTCAATCTGATGGTCAATTCTGCTTCGTTGGTTTGATCCACCCAACGCAAACTTTTTAATTTGTCTTTGAGCTGATCCCAAACTAAATTTTTGGCCATTCTGTATGAGGGTGCCAAAAATAGACATTCTTGATCTGGCAGTGCTGCTGCACGTGACAGTTCTCTAATGGCCACATAGGTTTTGCCAAATCTTCTGCCAGTCACCGCCACTCTAAACCTTGCGTCGCTGCTGCAGATAGTGTCTTGAGGTTTGCTTAATGCCATATGTTATATCTTTTCATCGGTCCACGGCAACGGTGCTTTGTTTGCTGTGTCTTCTGGCACTTCTTTCATGCCCAAATATTGTTTGCTCAAAAAGATTTGCACACGAGTGTCACCATTGATGGCCTTCTCCCACATGGCCCTACGCAAAGATTTCTTGCCAGCTTCTTTGCCTTTGGCCAAGATGTATTTGAATTTTCTTTTGAGAGCAGATGTTTTCATACCCACCACTTCAGCAATTTCTTCTGGAGTGCATTGAATGCAGGCCAATTTGTAAACCAGCTCTTTGTCCACTTTGCCTTTTTTGGGTTGTACGGGTGTGTCTTCGCTCATGTTATGCTGATCTTTCTATCACTTTGATTCTGATGTTTCTGCTGTCGCGTTTGGCGTTGGCAGTGATTATTCTGTATTCCACATTGTAAATCTTGCCCGCTGTGCCACCCCCTATGATTGCTGTGACCACATAGCTGGTGTTGGTGCTGCTGTTGATGGTCAATGGTGTGGCATCACCTGTGATGCTTTGTGCTGTGACCTGAATGCTGCTGATGGTGTCGTTTGCTGGCATCCAGTTTTCAAAATCCAAACTGTAATCCAATATGGCATAGGGATCCTTTTCGATGTAGGTGCCCACGTTGTCTGTTTTGAATCCTGTAAGTGTGGCCATCTATCCTTCTCTCCTGTCTATGGGTGTGCCAGCAATATCCACTAGTTGGGTGTGCTGTACCACCAGGTTGCGTGTCTCGCTTAAGATTTGTTGTGCTCTGGTTTCTTCAGTAATCATATTTATACGACTTTCACTCAAGATGCGCAATATGCGTTCAGGATCCACACTGTAGGCAATCAATGTGGCCAAACTGCTGGTCACTGCAGGCAAACTCACCGTGACTTGCTGGAGTGTGCCACCTGTGCTGCTCACTGTGCTGATTGCGGTGAATATGGTTTGAGCGTTTCTGATTCTTGTGGCAGAGGCAGTGGTGCTGCTGGTGCTGTCTAATTGAGCACTGGCAGTCAAACCCAATACCGAAGTGATTGTGGTTTGAGCTTGAAATTGCAACTGTATTCCCACGGTGATGGCACTGATCACTTGTGCTGTGCTGACCATGCTGCTTTCACCTGCAGCGTTCAGTGTGGCAGTGGTGATGTGTGTGGTGGTGCTTTGAATGGTGCTGCTGCTGCGTTCGATATGATTTTCCTCAGTCTGCATCTGAGTGACACTGTTAATGGTGCTGGCACCTGTGCTCTGCAGTGTGCCCAACGCTATGAGTGTGCCTGAACTTACTTTGATGGTGGCGCCATCGCCCACCAAATTGGCAGTGACATCCATGGTGCTCTGCGCGGCAAAAGTGACCGTGACGGTCACTGTGGCAGTGGATGAGATTGTGCTGGTGGCAGATAGGGTGACAGGTTCAAATCCTTGCTGTGTGATAGCAGTGGCAATGAATGGTTGCCAAACTTCTTGACCTGGTTCTTGCCAGGTGCCCATGTCCTGCCATTGACCTGTGCTGTTGCTGATGAATGTGGCAGAGGCATCTCTGGTGGCCACCACATATCCTGGATCTACATATCCGTCAATGACGTACAGTATGTCGGCCACTCACGTGCTCCGATTATGCTAGGGTTACTGTGAGATTGCCCGATGCTATTTGTAGTGAGTCTCCATTAGAGATCACTTTAGAGCTGGTCAAAGCGCCTGCCGCAAGCACTTGGCCGCTGGTTGCGGAATCAAATATGGCCACGTGGGTGATTGTGCCCCAGTTGCCACCTGATGCTGTGAAAGTCACTGTGGCATTGGTGCTGATTGATCCGCCTGATGCTGACGCAAAAGTTACTGATTGTCTGCTGTATCCGTTGCCGCTCACTTCGTCATCCTGTGTGTTGGCCTCCAAATCTGCCAGTGTGTCACCAGCTGAATCTGTGCTGGTGGCCAAACCCACATACACTGTGGCAGGTGCTGTGGTGGATAATGAATTGGCCTTGAACCAAAAGTCTAATGTGCGGTTTTCTGTGTAGTCTGCAAAACTTGACATTTAATTTCTCCTTATAAGGTTGTGTTGTTGTGTTCGAACATGCTTATTTATGGTTGTTGTGTGTTTCATTGTGTTTAGCTTAATTTTGTGATCACAATCCAAGTGTTGGGCACCAGTGTGACCCATCCCAATTTGGCAGGAATATAAGCGCTGTTTTTGAAAAAATGCCATGTGCTGCCACTGCTTTGTGGTGTGAGATCACCAGAAGTAAAATTTTCAAGATTAATAGTTTTTATGCCTAAAGCATCATCTGTGGCAGTGTCAATGGTGTTGGGATTCACTCTGTTAACAAATTGTATATTTTTAGTGCCACTCAGTGTGAACACTGCCATGCTGTTGACTGGCCATGCTGCAGGATTCAACTGTGTGTCACTGGGTGTGAAACCTGCTTCATTTTGAGGTGTGATCATCACATTGTCTGTGCGATTGTACACACTCATATTGTCAATGGTGTCATTGTCGGAATTCAAACCAGAATGGTATGTGTGGGTGTTGGTCCAAGCACTGCTGCTGGTGTTGGCAGTGCGTATTTCCACAGTGTAGGTGCCTGTGGGCAAGGTCACATAGTTGTCATATCCTGTGGCGTACCAACAACGACCTGAACTAGAACCGCTGCCTGATCCCACATTGGTGGTGAATGAAAATGGCCCTGTGCTGTTAAGCACACCATTGGTAATGTTGCCTGCATAGTTGCCACCAGAAATACTAAATGAATATCCTGTGGGTTCCACCAGTGTGGGTGTGGCACGTGTGACTGAAGCACCTGTGATGGTGCCATAGGTGTCTGCTGCTGCTGTGAGTGCGGGTGCTGTGCTGGGACCTCTCAAATAATATGCTCCACCCAACAACGCCTGTCTAAATTTTCTTGCTTCTGCACCTGCTGAACTGGTGTTGCTGTCCGCTGCTGCTTCTGATACAACCCAACCCGTGAATGGAATAATCAATTGTGCAGTTTGTCCCACAGAAGTGGCACTGACCTTTTCCCACTTGGAGGTGCTGCTGCTGTATTGCATGAGATCACCGTTGGTGGGTGACCCAATGTTCAACGTGTCAATGATGTCATTCACATTGTCTATGTTCTGTTTGATGTCTGCTCGGGCCAGACTGATCTGATCTGTGCCAGCATCCACGTTTGCGGTGCTTGCTTTGGTTGCTGATGGCCATGTGGGCATGTGTGTTCTCCTTCAATATTTATGGTTTATGCGTTGTCATCTGTGAATGTGGTTGAATTATTGGCGCCATCACAGTGCAACAGCAATAGAGTGTTGGCATCATTGGTGAATGCTGAGGTTGTTGGTGTGAAACCTGCGGTATAACGAGCAATTTTACTGATACGCACTTCATCCACAAAAGCTCTTGCTCCCACACGATATAAACTGCCCATAACAAAATCTCTTGCTAAAGTTCTTGGAGTGTTGGATATTGTTTGACTTGCTTTTTCTACGCCATCAATATAAATCTTAAGACTGGTTCCATTTTTTACAAATGCTATATGATACCAGGTGTTTATTGCTATGAGACTGTTGGCAGTATTCAATGAACTCACAAGAGAATTATCAGTTTTAAAATAAGCAAATCTTACATTGCCATTTCTTTCAGTGCCAAAACTCCATTCATATGGATTATCTACAGCTTCCATCACTCCCATCAAACTGGGTCCTCCATCATCAATTTCAGTTAGTCCGGTGTGTCTTACAAAAGTTTCAGCAGTGAATCCATCATATGTTGCCCAATTTCTTATATCCTCACAATTTGCTGCTGCAATACTGATATGTTCACCATTGGTGCCATCTGCTCCTATAGATCCACTTGCTCCACCAAACTTGCTTTGTGAGGTGCTAATTTTTGCTGTGCCATTGGCAGTGACAGTCTTGGCAGTTCTACCAGCGGCGGCGTAGGTTGCTCCAGCGATTGAACACAGAATACCAGTCATGGTTTAGCTCACATTTCCAGTGATGATACAAGCAGTGCCACTCAAGAATAAAATGTTGCACACACCGCGAGTTGCCAAACTCACAGTGGCCTTGTCTGTGTTGGTACCGCCTATGTAGGCATCAGTGATGGTGCAGGTGATGGTGATGGCCGCTGTGTGATTGTTCACAATCACTATCACATCGCCTTCTGCAAATGTGGCATTGGGTATGGTGATTGAACCGCCTGATCCCACTTGCACATACTTGCCCACATCGCCTGTGGCCAATGTGTAAGAACCTGTCTTAGTGCCCACTGCTGGTAAATTCTGATAACCCAAGGTGCTGGTGGTGTTGGGCAGAGTAAGTGTAATGTCTGCAGATATGAATTTGCTTGCTTGCAACAGTGTGCTTTGAGTGTTGCCTGCGCTGCTGAGTTCTTCAAACAATCTGATGCCGGCCTGCTGATTGGCAGTGCCCAATATTTCCACACGACCTGTGCCGTTGGGTGCCAGTGTGATGTCACCGTTGCTGCCATCTTCAATGGTTATGGAACCTGAACTTGAACCAGCGTTGGTGTTAAGGATCAAATCACCTGTGCCGTTGGTGGTAATGGTCACATTGGCGTTGTTGTCGCCCACTCTAATGGTGTCTGCCGTAAGATACACATCTCCGCCGCCGTCTGGTTGCAATTCTATGTTGCCGCTGGCAGTGCTCACAATCTTTCTGGTGTTCACATCCAAATCACCACCCAGTTGTGGTGTGGTGTCTGTGAGGAGTTCTGTGCTGGCAGTGGTCCAACTCAATGTGGCAGAACCATCTGTGGTCAGCATCTGACCATTGGTGCCATCTGTGGCGGGCAATACCCAAACCTTGTTGCTAGATACAGTGGTGGGTGCTTTGAAACCCACATAATTGCTGTTGTCTTGATCGTGCAGTTGCAATTCTTTCACTGTGCTGGAAGCAGATTTAACTTTAAGATCTGTAAAATTACCCACATCTGGAGTGGTAGCGCCTATCTCACCTGGTGACGCTGGCACAAAAGCATCTGCAGCATTGGCCAGTGCATTCCACACACTGCTGTGTGCAAAATACATCTTGCCATCTGAATGACTGTGTGCTATGGCGCCATGATAGGTGGCCGCTGAAGGAAATGCTGCTTGGTTGGCAAAATAGAAAGGAATCACACTGCCCACTTGAGGTGCTGTGATGGCACCATCATCTGCCACAGTGACCTGACTGTTCTGTATAATTTTACCTGTGGTGGCATCAAATCTTGTGATGGCATTGTCTGTGCTGGATCCTGGACCCGTAACATCACCACTCAAAGTGGTCCAACTCAACACACCTGATCCATTGGTGCTGAGCACTTGACTGGCAGTGCCATCTGACACTGGCCACAAACTGTAATCTATTTTGACCTGACCTGTGCCATTGGGTGTGAGTTCAATGTTGCCATTTACGCCATCATAGATGCGTATGACACCTTCGGTGCCACTGCCTTCGTTGGTGGTTAAAATCAAATCACCTGTGCCACGAGTTACTAAAGTGGCATCTGTATTGTTGTCACCAATACGCACTGAGTCTGCGTTGAGATGCACGTCGCCTGTGCCATCTGGTGCAATCACTATGGCACTGTTGGCACTTTTGCTGGTGATGCTGTCAGTGCTGAGTTCAGTGACCTGCATCTGTCCTGAGCTAGGATTGAATGTTAATTTGCTGGAACTTACATTCACAGAAGTAAGATTGCCTGTGGTCACATCTTCAAATAGGATGTATCTGGTAGCATTGGTAGCAGTGTCATCAGTGATGGTGGCACCTGCACTGGTGTTGGTGATAATAACTTTGGCCTGACCTGCTGAATCTGATGTCACTTCAGTGCTGATGCCTGTGCCGCCCACCACTTGTAGTATTTCGTTGGTGAGTGATTGTCCCACCAATTGTGTGCCGGAGTCACCACGCACATCTATGGGGTTAATTTTGTTGGTTAAAAGATCTATAAAATTGTCATCCAGCTCAGCATGAGTGAGTGAGCTGCCTTTGGTGGTAGTTCCTGTTTGACTCTGCGTTCTTAGTGTGATGGTCATTTGATTGCTCCTACGTGCATTAAATAATTTATCAGTTTGGTAAACTCTGCTGTGGCCACACTGCGTTGATATTCATCTGCCAAACTTTTTTTTAATTTTTTATCGTTTTTTTTTGCACTGGGATAATTGGCCGTATACCAGTCATCAAAATCAACCCTAAATGTTTTTATGGTTTGCATTGCGTTGTGTTATTTATCGTTGTGATTAATTTGAGCGTGTATAAGGTAGAATGCTGCGCCTTTAAAACCCACCTGTGTGCTCAATATGGGCACGCACACACAACCTTGAGAGCGATACTGCTGATTCATCCATTTGATCTGTTGATGTGTCATGCTCCTACTCCATGCAAATCCTGTGACAACCACAGCACGCAGATTAAACTGACGATGCAGATGCACAAAATTGTGTATGCTGGTGCGAGGATCTCTGGTGATCACCACATGAGTGCGATCATGCTTGTGAATCTGCAGGCGATGCATTATCTCCTGTTTCATGTGAGATGATTTGATAGTTTTCACCATAATCCTTGTGTAGGGTATTTACGCCTTGAGTATGCACATAAAATTTGGTCTTGATATGTGTGTCAAATATTCGGCGCCAATGATCACGCCACTCCACTGTCATGTTGGCACGGCCTGGTCTGGGTATGATCACATCCATCTGACTGCTGAGATCCGATCTATACATGCTGTCCATGCCCCACAGATGTACCTGAGCATAACCCATTTTTGCACATTGATCCGCTGCTTGATGTCCTGAACTTTTTCTGTGCTGTGGTTCCAGCAGTGCCACAAAATCTCCTTCCACAGATTTTTTACGAGCATAATCACGCACCACCTGTGTGCACCATATGGTCTGAGTGAAATGCACTTTTCTTTCCAGCATCACATCAATCACACGGGTGTCTATGATGGTGGTCACATCAAATGGCACTCTATGTGTGGGTATGTTGCAGCTCACCGTGAAATGCACAGGTATGTGCACCATGTGATTGCTGGCGCCATTGCCGATCACGTGTGCTGTGCCAGTCATTTGAGTTTATTGTGTTTGGATTTGTAATTGTGATCTGCCAATATCTGTCTTGCTATGGCATCCACACAGGTATTGAGTGCAGCAATTTGTTTTTCTTGCTGAGCAATTCTCTTGTTGAGATTTTCACACAACTCTGTGATACGGCACAAGAATTCATAAGGATCCCACTGCTGCATGCTCATATGCGTTTGACCCTGTTGCGATAAAAACCTCTGCCGGGTGGCCAAGTGGCAGCGTGCAGCATGTCCCAACCCTGCCACACACGTTTGTAATAGGTGCGTGTGCTGATGCCATTCTTGATGGCCAATTTTTTGAGACGACCATTGCCTCGGGCATGCACTTTCATATTGTTCATGTTTTCATCTCTGGTGACCCAACGCAGGTTTCCGGGTTCATAGTGTCCGTACACATTGATGCGATCCATCTGATGTTCAGGTGTGGGTGGCAAACCCATGTGATCATAAAAGTTCACAAATCCTTGATGACCTTTGAATTCTGGTGACACTCGCACATGACGATAGGCCTTCAGTGTGCCTGCTCGGCGTTGCATCTGTGACCATCTGTTGTAGAGACTCTTGTGTTTGCGTCTCAAATGTGTGAACATGGGCACGCTGCTATACTTTTTTTTCTTCATTTTTCCTCCTGTAATTAACTGCGTGTTGGGGTTGCCAATTGGTGCGTGGCACTGCGCGCCTGCATTCATACATGGCCTTGCGATAGGCCATGCGATTGGTCACAATGATGCAGTTGTGTGGTCCATATGCTTCTATGGGATCCATTCTCACCATGCGATACTGATGAATGCGTCTGCCTCTGTGCTGCATCACTCCTGAATCCACCCACAGCTGATACCAACTCTCTGGTGTGAATGCCCAAAAGGCATTTCTAAACAGGGCCTGACATCTTGCTCTGGCATAGTAGATGTTCCACGGTGATGGAATCATGTATTTCTTTGTGATCCGGACGCCTTTCATGTGTGATACCATGCTCCTGAGTAGATGTCTCTCTTGTGATAGCAGTCCAACAACAATTGCTGCACCCAATGGGCGACTTGAGATTGATCTGGACATTTAACTGCGCCACCATCCTGATAAAATTCTTCCAGTGTGGTGGTCATGGCAGCAGTCATTTCTCCTTGCTGATTGAAACCACCGCCCTGTGCTGCATGAGCACCCACGGCCACTGCAGGCACACCTGCCCACAAACTTTCAATGGGCACCATGCTGTGATTGCTGATGGTGCACATATAATTTTTTTGCATCAATCGCTGATACAATCTATTGTCACCAATCTCTCTCTGATTGCGTCCGGGTTTGTCTCGCAACTCCACTTCCAACCCCATTGCGCGACAGCGCTGTGTGACTTGATTGATCCAGTTGGTCTTGTTGAGATTGTAATACTTTTCAAACACCACACCACCTGACGGACACAGCAGCACAGTTTTGCTGCGGGGCAGCACTGGACGTGATGGTCCCATGATGTCACTCCAATGAGTGATTGTGCCTGCAGTGAGTTCTCGCAGTTGATGGTTGATGCGATCGATGGATTGTCCTGGTCTGCGGGGGGTGCTGGGTGTTCTCATGGTGTCCCCTTCCACCAGTCTCAAGAAATTTTTATATCCGTGTGGGTTCCATGCACCTTTGTAAAGAAGATGTGGCACTGGATTGTCCCAATAGAACCAGCGTATGCGTCTTTGGATGTATTCACTGGGGTGACGAAATCTCTGTGCTTCCTGTGGATCCTTGTGACACCACACATTGCCAAACACTATGATGGGTCTGCCCGCCACTAGATCTAAATTTTGATCCTGCAGTCGCTCACAAGAAC